TGATGAAATAATCGAACAGATTCAAGGTGATGATAATGGAGCTTATTTCTATAATGAAAGAATGGAAGCTATAGAAGAAAATTTTAAAAAGGTAGAGGAATTTAGAGTTCCGGAAGATTGGATATTTCAAGAATATCCGTTTTTATTCGAATAATGGTTACAGTACAAATAAAAGGTGGAATAGGAAATCAGTTGTATCAAATTGCAGCTGTATATAGTCATGCAAAGACACACAATTTACAATTCGTTCTAAATTTCAATTTAGAGTTTGGTGCTATGCAAGGTACACACCCTAAATTATACGCGGATACTTTTTATAAAAATTTCGAAACTATAGATACTATATTCAATATTGCTGCTCGAGAACCTTCTTTCATGTACAAACCTTTACCGTTTATGGGTATAGAAAATGATGTAGTATACGAAGGCTATTTTCAGAGTTGGAAATACTTTCAAAATTTAGATCGCGATACTTTGAATAGAGTATTTGAATTTGAAGATAAAATTGTAAAGAAGGTAGATAAAGGGCTAACATCTCTTAAAGAGAAATATGGTGTAGAAAGAGTTGTTGGTGTTCATATTAGGAGAGGCGATTATTTTAAAAATCCTCAAATTTTTAATATCGTTAAAAGAAATTATTATGATAGAGCTAAAGAAATTTTTGGAAAAGACGCTCTATTTTTATATTGTACGGATGATTTACCCAGAGTTAAAAAAGAGTTTACTTTTGATGAAAGAAATATCTTAGCAAATGGTGAATCGGAAATGGAAGATTTGTGCGTTTTATCGCAATGTGATGATATTATAATGGCAAATAGTTCTTTTTCAGCTTGGGGTGGTTATTTAGGTAAAGAAAAAGGAAAGATTATTTGTCCTAAAAAGTGGTTTGAATATAAAGGACCACCTTGTACCGATTTAAAAGATCCGAAATGGATACAGATCTAGATAATGGAAAAACAATACGGTTTAATTGAACAGACTTGCGGTATAGGTGATATTTTTTATATTCAAAAGATCGCGAAACTTTTAATTGAAACAGGTACAGTCAAAAAAATAATATGGCCAGTTAAAGACGTATATAATTATGTTAATGACTATATGGGTACAGATACTATTCAATATATTCCTTTATCTGAATTTGAAGACCCAACTGGTTTATTTGATAACGGTGTCAGACTAGATGCTGTAAGGATAGAAAGCTTTAACACCCACGGTCCTACGCATTGGCTTTATTTGCCCTTTACTCATTCAGATAAAAAATTTACTGGTTCTGTAATGAAAGCAAAATATAGGTTTGCTAATTTGGGGGGTGAATGGGATGACTGGGACAAATATTTTGAGTTTAAAAGAGACTTAGAAAAAGAAGATAAACTCATGGATCATCTAGGTATAAAAACAACTGATGATTACGTTGTTGTTAGTGGTGTGTATGGTACCCCTCCTGCAACTGCTTCTAGAAGAGTTGAGTATAATGGAGATAAAAAGATAGTAAAATTAGAACACGTGGAAGGTTATTCTGTTTTTGATTGGTGTAAAGTTTTTGAAAACGCTGCTGAAATTCATATGATTGAAACTTGTTTTTTATATATCTTAGAGAAGCTAACTCTACAAGGAGATGTTTTTAATTTATATAGTAAATGGAACCCTGCTTTTTGGGATCATATTAAACATATCCCTAAAAAGGTAAAATGGAATTTTTGTAATTGGTAAATAAGTTTTTGTATGGGAGATATCTCAATATTTGATTTAAAGGCTGCTCAAGATCGAGTGAAGACCCCCTACTTTGTTGAAACTGGGACACTATATGGTGGTGGTGTCGAATTTGCTTACAAGCAAGGGTTCGAAGAGATTCATTCTATTGAAATTGAACCTTTTTTAGCACAACAAGCAAAAGAGAAGTTTAAAGCGTTTCCTAATATTCATATACATGAAGGTAATTCATTTGAAGTATTAGAACAAATATTACCAGAAATAAAAGGTAATATTACATTTTGGTTAGATGCACATTTCCCAGGTGCCGACGCTCATATGAAGACGTATGAGTCCTGCCTTAACCTAGACGTAGATACTAATTTACCATTAGAGAGAGAAATAGAGCTAATAAGCAAACGAACTTCTAGTTATACTGATGTATTAATAGTAGATGATTTATGGATATATGAACCAATTAAAATTAATGGAATAGGTTTTAACGAACATAGTTCAAATCATGGACATAAAATTACAAGAGAACAACTTATGAATGGAAAAGATTTGGGATTCTTATATAATAATTTTGATAAAACGCACGACTTTAAGAAGGTATTTAAACACCAAGGTTATGTTATAGTAAAACCGAAAAATGAGTAATTTAGTAAACGATATTCCAATTGGGGTTGATTGCCCAATAAAAATTAATGCTATTGTTGAAGTAGAAAAAGATAGCAATTCAAAATATGAATACGTAGAAGATCTTAATATCTTTAAACTTAGTCGTTGTTTGTATAGTAGTATGCGATATACATGTTCGTATGGATTTATTCCTCAAACATTTGCTTTAGATAACGACCCATTAGATATACTAATATACAATAACGTCCCTTTAAGAACTAGTACACTTGTTGAAGTAAAACCAATTGGTTGTTTAGATATGGACGATACAGGAGAAAAGGATTATAAAGTTGTTGCTGTTCCTACTTCTCATGTAAAAGATTATAAAAGTCTTAAGGATCTAGATCCGCACTGGCTAAAAACCACGCTAAACTTTTTCACTCACTATAAAGATTTAGAAGATACCAAAACCGTTTCTATAAATGGTTGGCTCGGAAAAACAGAAACAAAGAAAATCATTAATGAAGCCCATAAAAGGTGGGTTAAAAAGTTGAAGTCTGAACTGCCTGATCTATAATAGATCTATATGGAATTTAATATCGACAAATACGATGGTAACCTACTACACGATAGATTTGCATACAAATTTTTTAAAGATAAAGTACTACCAATAGGTAATATTCTTTGCTTTAGAGCACCAATGGAAGTATTGGCTGATGGTATGATTGATCAGGAAGACATCGACAAACAAGAATTTATTTGGAGTGATGATGCAATGAACTTTTTATGGGAAATTCCTATATTAGATAATCCTGTAGGAGCAGTTGCATATCAAAGGCTTTTGAATACTCATATTGCAAATATTTTAGGAAGCGCAAAGTATTTAAATTGTCCTGTAATAATGGATGGTGACGATATTATGGTTCAAAAAGAGTTTACTCAAGGCGGTGTAACTCAACAAGAAGGAAAAGCAAGTGTTAGTATTACATATGTTAAATCAGGGGTAGCTTTAGGTCATACTGCTATTAATATTACAGCTGGTAAGAAAGCTCCTGCATTTGCATTTAGTACTGATTTTAATGACGAGCAAGTAAACGAATTTATGTCAGATGTTCAAAAAACGTTTTATGAATTAAATGACGATATGTTTGTTGCAACGTCGAAAGTTATTATTAAGTAAATGAGATGAGATATAGATTTATAATGTTTATTAATTGGTTTAGGTATTTGAAAGAATGGTATAATTATCATACATACGATAAATTTTTAATTGAGTATACAACTAAGCTTGATGGCGCTAAACTTTTAGGTACTGATTTAGATGAATAATATTTTTACTTTTATTAACGATATAATATTTGGTAAAAAAGGAGACGTTATAGAAAACGTAGAAGATGAAGACCAGTTTAATGGCTATCTAGTTAATAGGTGGGTAAGTATGTACTCACCAGAAAATGCTAAAATAATAAATGAAACGACCAACAAATATTACAATGTATTTGATTCAAAAAAAGAATGGTATGAATATCTTGTAAAAATTATACCTAAAGGTGCTCCAGGTCGTATTCGATACATAAAGAAAGAAAAAAGAGATAAAGTCAAAAACTACGATGAAATAGTAAAATTCTTAGCAAAACGATTTGAAATTTCAAAAAGAGAAGTACAGCAGTATATAGATTCAGGAAAAGTAGATCTATCCAATATTAAGACAGCATTGAAATAAAGACTTTACATAATAAGTCTTTCTATGTCTAATGAAATTGGAGCAGGTCCCGGAAATCGAAGACAAAGTATTGATTTATTGGCACCAAAAAAGAGTTTAATTGATTTATCTGTACCCACCGAAGGTTCTTTTGATTCTGCAATTGTAGGTTATCAAATGTGTCGTCTTATGGAAGACGTTATTCTTTGTAAGTTCAAAGATGAAACAGAAGATGGTCAAGCTTTAATTAGAAACGGTATTCATATACCTCTTAATGTTGATACTAAAGCATGGAGAATAGGAGAAGTTCTATTAGCGGGTACTAAATGTGAATATGTAAAGGTAGGAGACCATATTTGTTTTCCAAATAATTTAGGTATTCCTATTTCTAATATTGAAGTAGAAGAAATTGGTAGAGTAAAGAAAGGTATTTTTCTAAACGAAAGTAGAATTTTCGGAATCGTAAGACCTTACGATGCTAGTAGGTAGATCACAACTTATAACTCTTCTTAAAAACAATGTTTGTGAAGTTAAATTTGCAAGGAGAGTTTTCAAAGCAGGAGCCCCTCCTACGAGAAGAATGTTGTGTACCAATAGTTTCACTCTGCTTAATAGTGAGAACGGGAGGTTAACTTTGAACTTTAGACCTACAGCTAATTTTCAACCTTATAATCCAGCAGTTAAAAATTTGATAATAGTATGGGATATTTTTATGCAAAACTACAGACAAATAAATTGTGATAATGTAGATTTAATTCAAACTATCCCCGCTAATGATGAGTTCTGGGAATATTATGTAGATAAAATAGAAAATATGTCTCAGCAAGAAAAAATTAATTTCCAAAATATGTAATGGTTGTAAAACTTATAGAAGAAGTGGAAAAGAAGTTCCACAAATTTTTTTTAAACGATATAATATTCGATATCGAAGGTAAGGTTATAAAAAAAGGAAAGCTTATTAATGTAAGTATAAAAGACTTTTTTCTTGAGTTTAAATTAGAAGTACAAAAAGGAGGTATAAAGGTATTTGAAATACCATACCCTTTTGAATTAAAAGATTCTGATTCATCTGTTGTATTTAACTATAGATTAGATAAGTTTGTTTTTAACGATATAGTTAGATTGGCTAAAGTTAAAAGAATTAAGCCTAAGAAAAATTCAAAGTTTTATGATGTGGTAATGGTAATGAAAAAATTATGAGTGAAAAATATTTTAGCGTTTTTAGTGGAGAGATTTACGATCTTGCAGAAGAATATACAAACTATTTGGATTGCGGTCAATTAAAAATTACCGACGATCCTAAATCTAGCTGTAAGCGTTGCCACGGAAGAGGGTTCACTGGAAGAAATGTAGATTCTAATCATTATGATATGTGCCGTTGCGTTCTAAGAAATGCATCAGATGAATTATTAGCTGAAATGACACAGCATCAAGTAGAGGATGTAACTCTACATACTAAAAAATCTGATTTTGATTCAATTGTAGAGGACGTTTACGAGGCTAACTAGTTGACTGTTTATTGAGTCCATGTATAATTGTGATATATGTTCAGTAAGTATGTTGCAAAATTTCCAGACGGTTACAGCCCGTCCGACCCTCAAGTCAATCTTTTAAAGGAGATTGAGAAAGCATACAAGGAAGGGTACAAGTATGTAATCGTACAAGCACCTACAGGTACCGGGAAAAGCTTCATACCTAGAACATTAGGAAACATTAGTGCTAGCTCAACAAAACACTTTAGTAATTTAATTAATTCATATGAAGCATATCGTAAAGATCAGCATGGTAATTATATTTTTGAAAAAGATTGTTTAAGTGAACCGGCATTTGGTACATTTGCTCTTACCATTACTAAACAACTACAAGATCAATATAAACTATTGTTTGATGACATCGAGGTTCTAAAAGGTAAACAGAATTATACTTGCACGGTAGATGAATCATTTGATGTTGATACAGCTCCTTGTATTCATACTCCAAGACTTAAAAATGATTGTTGGGAAAAGAATTCATGTCCATATTTTACAAATAGAAATCTTTCATTATCAAATCAATTTGCAGTATTAAATTACAAAATGTTTATGGCTTTACCTCAGCATGTAAAACGTAAAAACTTTTTAGTGTGTGATGAAGCTTCAGAATTGGAAGAAGAATTGGTAAGACGATTTAGTGCTGAGATAGATTATAAACGATTAGATTTGTACAATGTTGAATGTAGTAAATTAAAATCTGAAAAATATGATGTACAATACAGATGGTTAATTAACCTAATATTTGTTTTAAGTGAAAAGGTAAACGAACTTACAAATAAAAATTCTAGTAAAATTAATGTATTATCTTTATCAGAAGCAAACAAACTAAAGTATCTTAAAATGGTTCACGGTGATTTAACTACGGTTGAACAAATGTGGCATAAATGTGAATACGTTGTTGACATCAAATCGGATAGAGTTAGCTTTACCCCTCTGAAGGTAGATGGGTTAAGTAAGCATATTTTTGATTACGGTGATAATATTTTGTTAATGTCTGCAACTATTACAGATCATGCTCAATATGCAAAATCATTAGGAATAAAGAAATACAAATACATTGAATCACCATCAGCATTTGATGCTAAAAAATCTCCAGTGTATCTATCGACTCAACCTGTATTAAATTATCAAAATTTACAAAGAAATTTGCCAATATTGGCAAAACATATTCAAGATTTATGTGATCATCATAAAGATGAAAAGGGGATTATCCATACTCATTCATTAGAGATATGCAATTATCTTAAGAATAAATTAGTAGGTGATAGATTTTTATTTAGAGAGCAAACAGCTACAAATGAAAAGATTTTAAAAGAGCACTTTAAAACATCGAGACCAACTGTATTGGTATCACCTTCACTTACTTTTGGTACTGATTTAAATGGCGAAAAAGGAAGATTTCAGATTATAGTTAAAACACCTTACCCTCCTTTATCAAATAAACGAATAAAAAAACTATTTGATTTAGATAAAGATTGGTATTCAAATAAAACTCTATGTGCATTAGTTCAGACATCTGGTAGGTGTACAAGATCAAAAGCTGATTATGCCGTTACGTATGTTCTTGATGGTAAAGCAAGAACTTTAATATCACAAAATAAATCTAAGCTACCCAAACACTTTATTGAACGATTAGTCTGAATAAATAATAGTAATGCGCTGGAAATCAAATTATTTCGAAATTCAGGATTTAATTATTCAATTTGCGAATGCTTTTGATTCTATAGTTATAGGTAGATATAATAAAAACAGAGTACAAAAGGACAGAATTTTCGTAAGGTATCTTTACGCGCCAAAGCAACGCGTTTTATATGATATCGTCAATAAAGCAAAAACAATAACATTACCGGTTGTTGCTATTAGCATTAATAGTATGACCAGAGATAATGACAGAGTTTTTAATAAACTACCTGCAGTTGGACAGACGGGGTCTGGAAACGCATTATATTATCAAGACGAATTTACTCATGAAAAGTATAACATGCCAACACCAGTAAACATATCTGTAAACTTTTCTATCATAACACGTTACCAAATGGACATGGATCAAATTCTTAGCAATTTTATCCCTTATACAAACCCTTATATTATTATAAGTTGGCCTGTTCCAAAAGATTTGGTCAATTTGGTTGGTCCTCAGGAAATAAGAAGTGAAGTTTTATGGGATGGTAATATTAATTTACAGTACCCTCTAGAATTAAGAGCTGGGGATAAAGCACGAGTTACAGCAGATACTTCATTCACTATTAAAGGATGGATATTTCCTGCTGCTGAAAATGCAATTGATAACATTTATAAGGTAACCACGAATTGGTACCCTGTAAGCGGTGGTAGTGGTACAGGTACAAAACTTACGAGTGATAATTACCCGTCATTAAGTGCGGAGTTATCTGGAACACCAGGAATGGATACAATAACTATTTCTGCATTCCCAGATGAAATAGAAGTTTTTAGAACGCAACAGGATCAATGAAGAGAGAACGTATACCAGTACTAGCACAACAAACAAGCCTATCAGGTGAAAGTAGATTAATTTATAGTGAAAATCCTACTTCGTTTATTTTCTCTTCTCCTTGGCTAAAAAGCGCTCAAGGACAAGACGGGTTACAAAAATATTATCAAGTATTTTTAAGTGCTGCAGATACAGACAATTTTTGGAGTGATACTTCATCTTTATCTACCACCCCTTTAAGTAGTGTCGATTATTTTAGTTCTAACCCTACTTTATCGGCAAGATTTCCTGCTTTTAGTGGTTATAATGTTGAAGATTTTGGAGGGCAAGTATTAAGAAATGATTCAACACAACAAATTAAAGTAAACATTTCTGCATTATCAGCAGTTGCCACAGGTCATTTCCAATTTGTTCTTACAGCTCCAGGTGGTCAAACTATTTACCCGGGTACTTTATACGGCCCGAATGCTAATCCTGATGCACCTGCTTATTATGTACAAAGTAAAAATGCACCTCCAACACCAACACCAACACAGACCAATACAATTACAGTTACTCAAACTCAAACCCAAACACCAACTGGAACGAGAGGTGTTACAGCTACCCAAACTCCAACCCAAACACCTACCATAACTCAAACTCCAACACAGACTGTAACACCAAGTCAAGGAACAACAAAGACTCCAACACCTACAGGAACACAGACAAGTACACCAACTCAAAGCCCTACTCAAACACGAACAAAATCACAAACCAGGACACCAACTCAAACACCAACCCAAACCACAACAAGAACCGTTTCTCCATCACAAACATCGACAACAACTCAAACATCTACTCAAACAGCAACACCGACTCAGTCACCAACACAAACACAAACACCTACTCTTACCCCATCACAATCTCCAACTCAAACACCGACCCAGACTCAAACACAAACACAAGGAGCGACACCAACACGTACACCTTCAAGAACAGTTTCACAGACGGCTACTCAAACAACCACTCAAACAGCAACTCAAAATGCTACACCCACACCCACACAAACATCAACACAAACACCTACAAAAACAGCAACCCAAACCCCGACTCAAACACCTACATCTTCTGCTACACCGACAGTAACACCTACACAAACACCTACACAAACTCAAACACAAACACAGACACAAACACCAACACAAGGTGCATCTCCTACACCAACCCAAACACCGACTCA